AGCCGACTGAGACTTGCTTCGCTGGGTCAACATTGTTTGTTGTTGCCCCCGATTCCACTATTCGCAGATTAAAAGACAAACGGACTTCGCTAGTCTGGAGCAGACCTGTATTGCCGAGATTGAAGATTAATTGCGGCAATCCATTGGAATAACCATAGACTCCCTCGCCGCTATTAACTGGATTGATTGAGAGAAATCGCTTCTGAAGAATCGTGGAGCTGTCCATTCCTTTAATGATGTGTTAGATAATTCTTGCGCTTGATAAAATTACATTACGCCATCACTTGGAGTCCGTCCTGAGCCGTCACACTAATGCGCTTCAGACAATAGACATATGAGTACAGAATCTTGGGAGACACAACGTTAGAATTATGATTGAATTCAAATCGGAAGCCCTTGTCTTGCAGAGATTCGCTAGACCCGTCGTAAGATAGGGAGCGAGACATCGCAAAGTTCTCACGGAACTGGCGGAGCGATCGGACATCTGTGCCAGATGCACTGAGCGCCTTGACAAGTTCGTGGAGATGCTCTTGAGGTGGGAAAGCATTCGCTGAACTAGTCTGGTTCACCACTGAGACTGGACGCTGTGGCTCACGGCGTTGCCCGATGACAGCCTGATAATCTTTCAGATTAATATTCATACTTCCTTCCTCCTGATTAAAATTTCTCTGACATCACAATCGTAAGTGATCACAACCTCATCGCCAACACGCAACTTGCTGTTCACAATCTCCGCTCCAACGATGTCAACTATCGGGCGGTCACCCTTCCCCGATACCTTGCGCTTGCCAGTCCCCTCTTCATTCTGCACCAACAACATGCCACCATCACGCAACGGTAATTGAATTACGTTAAACCGAACGCCGCGCTCGTAACCCGCTTCGACCAACCGCTTGCCCTCCAACCAAATGCGAGGGCGACCACGGTTCGCTCGGATCGTATACTCTTGTAATAAAATCATGCCAAAGCCCCCCACTGCATAGCCATCGCATCAGCAATGCCCTTGTAAAATTTAGACCGCAGCTTCCAACGATCCGCGCTCGGCGGTAACTTGTGACACTCATCACGCGCCGTCGATCCATCAAGATTGCCAGTGCGGTTCAGCTTCGGTAGGTTCTTGAGCCACAAACATGTGCGCTTCTTTACATTGTCGCCACTGTCCTCAGACTTGGCAAACTCCCAAGGCTGTATGCTCTGGGCAAACGGCACATAGTTCCTGATCCGAGCCTTCGCATGCTTGTGCATCACAGGGTTCTCAACAGCAACCATCGAGATATGTGGCACGTTCCAAACAGCAGAGAATAACTCCGCGCCCTCGTCCAACTCACGCCACATCTCCTCGAGCGTACGGTTCGGGGGCGGCGACGATAACCAACGCACACCAGAATTGCACAACCTCGTGCATGGTGGATGTGCCACCATCAATAAATCCCAGTCATCCTGCATCACGTTCCGAATGTCATCCTGTATGTGACGGTTGGTCGGCGTGTCCGAGGGTAACAGATCACAGGACCACGCATCATGGCCCCTCTCCAAAAATGCATCGCGCACAATACCCGATGTCTCGCAACCAATAAGTACCTTCATGAGTTTAGCTCCTTCTAATATAAAACACTTGTGGTGTGGTTGTGAGAATGGCACAACAAACACGGCAAGTCAAGCCCGTTACTGATTTACATATAGAACGCTACCAGAGATTTTTATTTTTTTCATCTCCAACAGGGCAAATTTCTGTAAACAACGTAAACAGGTAGATTTGAAGAGGGAAAAAGCTAATGGTATCAAGGGTCTAGTACCTCGGTCCTTGTTTACACCGATTAAAAATTAAGCGTAAACAGTTTACAAAATACCGTAAACAATTGCAGTGTCCTTTCATTTGACAACTCAGCCCATGACAAAAAAAGGGCAAAGTGTTTACACTTTATCTCTGGGAACATCCTATATAGAAATCTTGGCAACAGGAATTACTTGTACTATGGTTGTGGAAAATCGGAGACAGGCATGGGTTCGGTACAGAAAAAGATTGAAGAAGAACATGGTCGCCAACTGACCAATCGGCAAATGACTTTTGCTAAACACATTGTGGAAGGGATCTACTCCAACGCAGAGTGTGCAAGAAAGTCTGGGTACAAAGAGGATCTCGCAAAAGAACACGCGTCACGTTTGTTAAATGGTCGAGACTATCCACATGTCGTGGAATACATCCAAGAGTTACGACAGGAACGTGAACGCAAGTATGGTGTGACAACCATCGGGCAGCTTGAGCGTCTGTTTAAATTATCTCTGGGTGCAGAAGAGGCAGGGCAATTCTCTGCCGCAATCAACGCAGAAAAGATACGCTCTGCTCTTGGTGGTCTGACCATCGACAGGCGTGAAACAATAAACACTATTGATCAACTCTCGAGGGATGAAATAACTGCCCGACTTGCAATGTTACAGAAACAATATCCGCAAGCCTTCGTGATCGATGGCACAGCGGAGGATATAACAGATGAGCAAGGGACCAGAGGCCAACTTTTGGAACACGTTGAGGTCGAACCTACCCAAGAAAGCATTCGCAACTCGGATTGAAAACGTACATGGGGGCGGTGTTCCTGATGTGCACATTGTCTGGGATGGCATACCGTTTTGGTTCGAATTAAAGGTAAGCAAGGGGAATGCAGTAAAAGTCTCATCTCATCAGGCAGCGTGGCATATGGCCTATTACGCCCGAGGTGGTCTTAGTTTCTTCTTGGTAAAGAGCCTCTCTACGAAGGATCTATATTTGTTTGGGGGGGATCAGGGGCCAAGTCTCATCTTCGGGGGCATCAAAGGTGCGGAGGGCCAACGGTTCTCGAACCCTGCGGCCTTGTTCGAAAGTCTGCGGCCCCGTTTGCTTGATCAAATGTCTGCGACCCTGCGACCCTGCGACCCTGCGGTCCTGTAGTATTGTGTGCCTGTGCCGATGGCACAGAAAAAGGGGGCCGTGGCCCCCTGGTCTTTATGACATCAGTATTTCTTTTACTTCGGTGCCCGTCAATCCGACCATACCCGCCAAGGTTAGGATTGTTAGGTTAGGATTCTGGTCGTAGTAGTCTCGGATCTCTTGATCCGTCCATTGCCAGGCGGGTTTTGGTGTGGCAACTACACCGTCTCCGATGTAGATGCCTGTGTTCCAGTCTGGTTTTACTTGCGGTGTCTTTGCCATTTTTAATGCTCCACGATTGCGATTGATTTTGCTAGGCTGGATCCCTTGCAAAGTTTACATGCTGTGCACTGGACGCGGCGACCCGCCTCTTTTGATGCAGGGCATAGTGCCTCGTTTGTTTTGTCGATATCGCCAAGGTCCACAATTACGCGAAAGGTGCGACGGCCCTCGGCCCAATGGGCCTTTGCTTCGTCGTATGAATCCGCGCTTTGCATTGCGATATCTGGACGCCATGGTTTCTGGTGTGTGTAGGCTGTCCAAGTTTCACATTCTGCTAGTAATTCGTCCCAAACGTGCGACGGGACGGCGGCGGGATCGCCATATGTCCCGACGCGCACGAACCTATCGCGGCCCATGGTGCGCGGGTCGCCCTCTTTATAAACGCCGCGATTGTATGATTTGAAAACAATTAAAACGCCTTGGCCTAAGTTAACGTAACACTTGCGGCCCTTGGCAATCTTGCGCTTTGGATCCGTCGTCACTTCGCCGCGCATTGGGCACGATCCACAGATTGAAAAGTCTTGGCCCGTTTTGCTGGCCTCGAGCGGGTTAATATCTGAGCGCAAGATATAAGTTTGCACGACCTTGCCCGTTTTGGTGTTGCGGTTTGAGTACGTCGCGATAACGACAATTGGCTTTCCATCCAAGAGGCTTGGCCCATTGTAGATGATTGCATGTTGCATTTTGTTTCCTCTTTCTAGTTAACAATTTGATATTAGCAGAGCACAAGTAAACCACAAGTAAAAAGTTTTCTTTATATCTCTGCGACCTTGCGGCCCTGTCTGCGTCTCTGCGACCCTGCGGCCTTGCCGCCCTGGTCTTTATTATGCTTTCGCATATGTGAAAGGGGCCTTGCGGCCCCCTGGTTTACCATTCTTTAAAATAATCCTGGTCTTCGTATGCTTTGAGATAGGCTTCGATCTGCGCTCTGGTCATATTATCTTTCTCGACCCGCTTGCCGTTGTAAGTTCCCTCGGGCCAGTAGTGCGGATCTATTGCCCTGCCATAGTAGGCATCGGCCCCGCCTCGATCTTCTGGTGATCCATGTACCATAATAAAAATCGGGGGGCCAAGCCCCCCGCCTCCTTAATCCATAAGTTCGTAGTTGATTGAAGACTGCACATCCTCGAGGATCTGGCGGCGAACTGTTTCCAGCTTGCTGCGGATCGAACTATCTTCTGGCAGTTCGCGGATGACTGAACCAAGTTCACCAAGATCCAAGCGGATCTCTGCTTCAAGACGGGTGTGTGTAATATAACCTTTTTTCATAAGGTTGCTCCTTCTGGTTTAAGATAGGCCCGATTGCCTATGACCCATGGTTGCACAGATCCAACAACCAGTCAACAACTAAATCACATGTATATAAATAAAATCCTGCGGCCCTGCGACCTTGCGGCCCAACAAAAAACCCTGCGACTTTGCAGTCACAGGGTTCAAGGAGCATGGCGCGATATCCCCCGCGCCTGGGTGTTAGTAATCTAGCACAGGTCGCAGACCCAAACGTCCCCGTTGTACTCAGCTTTGAGTGCACCCAGAGGGTAGTCGCTGTGCTCGAACATGATGTAAGGTCGAGCGGTAAACTCACAGATGTTTTGCTTGTGGATCTTGACGGCGGACAAAGGTAACTCTGTCCGCTCATCGTAATTAATTGCGCTGTTAAATATGTGGATCATGGTGTCATCCATAGCAGAATGAACAGCATGGCAAACAATGCGATGCCGCCCAGTACATCATCGAGCACCGTGGTCTGACGACCACGGCACCATTTGATTAGAGTTTCGATAGCGTGAAACATTAGCTGGCATACTCTTCGAGCCAGGTGTCATCGGCTAGAACCAGATGCCCATTGTTCATGATGTCTCGAGCGTAGGTATCTCCCATCTCGAATTGACCGTCATGCATCATGGGTGACGTGGCAGCGACGAACCATCGAGCATATGGATCCTTGCGCTCGGCATCGGAATGCTTGTAGGTTTTCAGTACGCGCCATTCCCATCCGCTGGTGTTCTTATAGATTGCGTATGGTTTCTCTTGTGATCTGGTTTTTCCGAATGATGTTCTAGGCATTTGTTTACTCCTTCTGGTTAAATGCAAGTAGAGTGTACCCCGCCAACAAGCGGGGCACAAGTGTTTTTATCGCATCATAGCATCGGCAGCGTATCTCAGGCGGCGGTCGATATCCGCTTTGAATTTTGCTTTGGTGAGCGTTGATGCGTTGGTGTGCAGACCAATATGATCCTTCACGTCTTCGGGTGTTATCGGGCGGCGTTTACCGTTTTGGTTTAGCCATGTTCCGTGAATGGTCTCGATCATATAGCAGCGGGTATAAAACTCCTTCCAATTATCTTTGGTGATTTCGTTCATCGCTACTGACATGGTGCCCCAGATCAAAGCGTTTGTGATAGGCCAGACCGCATCATCTTTGTAGTCCGCTGCCACGTTGGTTAGATCATAATTTAAAGACATTTGTTTACTCCTTGTTAAATGGTGGGGGACCGTAGTCCCCCGTTTGGTTTACTTCCAAGAGAACCGATCATAGGTTGATACGGTGCAATACTTCGCCCATGACTTGGGCTTGTTTGCTTTCCACCATGCTAGGTTTGGCACGTTGGTGCGTTGGCATGGTTTCATCTCAGCGATGCCGTCTTCGATTGCCATCTCTTGAGCGGCTTTGATCATCGCGTCAACGTCGCTCTTGATCTCTTTGAGAACCGCTAGGCGCTCTTTGATATCGTCGACGTTGGCGACTTCTGGATCTGATCCGCTGTAAATCTCAGCGTCGACGAACTGTTGAACTTTAGTAAAAGGCATTTGTTTTGCTCCTTGTTAAAATGAAAAGCCCCTTGCTTTCCATATCTAAGATATGGGGCCTGACTTATGGAAAGTCAATAGCCAGAGCACAAGTAAATCACATTTATTTAAATTAATTTTCGCCAATATGTCAGATAACTTATGCCGCGATGCAGCATCCCCCCTCCCCCTTTAGGGGTTACTATGCCGCATTGCAGCGACGGCTCGAGCAGCAGCGACCCCCCATCCCCCCTATTTGGCGGGACACGTCAACACATACGCGCTATATATACAAGTTTGATAAATTCATTCACTGGTAATTCCATTAGAGTCCCATGCCCTCCAAAAAATCGCGGGTCTAATTTCATTTGGGTTGTTTGTTGCTTGTACCTTTGGTACAACTCCCCACAAACGGAGGACCGAGATGCTAGAATATTTGATGTTGGATAGTTTAACCGAGGCCCAAGAGGCGTGTTTCGTGGAGATGGGTTTTTTGGCTCATGCGGAGAGTACGTTTGGTTTGAAGGTTGATTACAGTGGTGAGAAGTTGTTGAGTATTGCTCGGTCCTATGCGACTGATCCTGAGAAGTTTTTGTGTGTAGCGGTTGATGGTGGTGTGTGTGTTGGTGTGTTTGCTGGTCATTTAGGTGAGTTTTACTTTAGTTATGACAAACTGGCGCGTGATGTGTTATGGTATGTGAGAGAAGAGTATCGGAAAATCGGTGTAGGCTTGGTTTTATTGGACAGGTTTGAGGATTGGGCGCGGGGCCGTGGTGTGAGGGTAGTTTACCTGAGCCAAGATTCTGGTATACATATGGACAAGTTCACGCGCATGATGGAACGACGTGGTTATGATTTGGTCGGCGCGAATTACTGTTTAGGAGTTAGCTGATGCGCTATTCATTGTATAACCCATTTATGAGTTGGCAGTTTGATCGTCGAGCTTTTGGTGATCCAGAGCCGAGTTCGAGTTCGAGCAGCGATCCGAGTCCCTCGCCTTCTCCTGCACCAGCGGCTCGTTCGGAGTCTGAGGTACAGGCGGATATCAATGCGGCGTTGAGTGCGAGTGGTGGTGATTGGACCCCTGAACTGAATGATTTAGTTTCGGAGCGTACTGAGATACGCGAGAGTTCCCCTGCTCCTGCTCCATCACCGTCCCCTAGTCCAAGTCCATCACCGTCCCCTAGTCCGTCTCCCTCTCCAGCGGAGAGTATTTTAACGACGGTACAGGAGACTGCGTCGGATGTTGTGAGTGGCATTGGCAATGATTTAGCTATGGGTTTGGGATTGGTTCCCAAGGATCAGGATTTTATTGACCGAACTGCGGCGACTATTGAGCGTACGCAGGGTAGTGACGCTGCATCTCGTTACGCGTCTGGTCAGGTGGACAATGGTTTTGAGGATAATTACAACGCGCCAGCGGCGGCTCCTGCTGCTCAGACTGATTACAGTGGTGCGGATAGTTTCAGCGATGCGTTTAGCGAGGCTCGTAGTAACTTGGGTGCGGGGAGTACGTTTACTTATAACGGGCAATCGTATTCTACGGCTATCACTGGTGAGGATCCTGCGTTGGACGCGGCGATTGCTGCCCAGCAGACACCTGCTCCTGCTCCTGCTCCTGCGTATGCCAACATGGGGGTTGGAGAAGCGGGACGCGGTGAGAATGTGGGTTATGTTGCTCCGCAGGACACGTCTGTTTCTTTAGAGGAGTTTGGTCCGTATTTGCCAGATCAGCAGCCCGAGGGTTTTGATCCTGGTGCGGGTCCGACTATTTTTACTCAGGACGAGAATGACAATGTTGTTACTCTTTCTGGGAACATACCGCAGGATATATTGGATCAGATAGGCGGCGGTGCTGGCACGACTATTGAAGATTTATTGCCTCCTGCTGCGGACGGTGGCACGACTATTGAGGACATGAATTTCACGGAGCGGTTTGAGCGTCAGAGTGAGTTGGCGGATGCTGATCCGACGGGTCAGAGCACGGCGACGGGTACGTTGTTATCGGACGGATCGTCTGTTGATACATTAGTTACAACGGACCCTGAGACTGGACGCCCTGCTACATTTGAGGCGACGACTATAGCTGGCGAGGATCCTGTAATTAACAAGGTCACATATTCGGATTCTCAGGGTAATACTTATGACACGCTTGCGGAGGCTCAGTTATCTGACGCGCAGGATTTAAATCGTCAGTTGACGGCGATACAGAACATTCCGACGGAAACGAGTTACCTTGATCCGAGTGCCCCGTCCCGCGTACCTTTGAACCCTGACGGGAGTGTTCAGGTTACTCAGGCGGGATTTTTTTCAGACATAGGAGACGGTTTATCTACTGCGTATGATACGATCACGGGCGCGATTTCTGATTTTGATGATAGACAGGCTGCTCGTAGGCAGAGCCGTAAGTCTGTTGAAGAGATCAACGCGGAGAATCAAGCGGCATATGAGGCCGAGGCGTTTGGTCCGTTTGGACGCGATCCTAAGACTGGCGAGGCTACGCCTTACTTTACGCTTAGAGATGGCACTATGGTCCGTGAGGATCAGCCTATGGGTCTATTGACGGGGACCAAAACAGGTTTGGGTCTTGCTGATTTGAATCAGTTGACGAGCAGTGCCGCTAAAAGTCTTGGGGAGTTTGTTGCAAAACCTAGACTGGGGGAGGTGGGACCTAATGGGGTTCCTATGCTTGAGTATGATCCGAACTTCTTGACGAATTACGCGGATGCTCAATTACCGTATGATCAAGATTTAATTGACAGGCAGTTTTCTACATTGTCGGCGGAAGATCAGGCTAACCTTACCAATCCTGTGTTTCCTGAAGATGGTTTCGTAGACTTTAGTGCCTTGGGTGCGAAGACGGTTCGGACATTGCCTTCTGCGGCGGCGGCTATAACAAATCCGATAATTGCGGGTGGTTTGACTGTTGGTGATGTAGGGTTGTCTTCGGATCAGGTTATTGATGCAGCCGTTGCGGACGGCACATTGTCAGGTTTGGGTCAGGGTGAAATTGAAGCGATGAAGGGCGAAGCCCGTCGAACTAACACAATTCCTGCTGCATTGATTGGTACGGTATCGAATTTGTTACCTGGTCGCCTTGGACAGAACCTATTGCAGCGCATGGGTATTAGCGCAGGGGAAGAATTTGTTCAGGAAGGTGTGTTTGAACCTAACATTGCTCAAACATCGGCGTCTACGGCGGGTGGTTTTGAAAATGAGTTCCAGTTTGACCCAGAAGCGGGGACCGTTGGTGCTCTTGCCTCTGGTACAGCGTCGGTTGCAACTCGCGGCACGGCTCCAAATCAGGCGGGAGGCGCGGGTCCGAATGTTATGACTGATGGTCCTACTGCGCCAGTGGCCCCCGCAGCGTCGGTTATTAGCGGTCAGTCGCTTGTTCCGTCTACTCAGGCGGACGCTGACGCGGCGATGGGCAGAAATGTTGCAACTAACGTACAACCTACGCAGCCTGTAGCCCCAAGTGCAGAACAAATGCCTAGTGTAATCAACATTCCTGGTACGGATGTGGTGGTTCAGGCTCCTGCACCCGCGCAACCACAGGCTCCGAACCAAGGTCCGCCCTCTGGTATCGAGGCTTTGGGCACGGGAGGCGCGTTCCGACGGCCTAATACGGGCACTGTAGCGCAGTTACCTGCGCCATCTAACGTGGATGCACAACCGACAGTAGAACAAACGCAGCCAACGCCACCTGAAGTGATGTCACAGGGTCCAGAGGGGCTGACGGCGGCGGAAATCTTGCAAAATGAGATAGATATTATCACGACGGACACGAATACGACGGCGGATCAGGCGTCACAGGGTCCTGCAAGCATTGCATTGATTGAAGCGGCTCGAAATGAGGGTGCGGATGTGAATGTGGGCGACAGTCGTGCGGAGGTATCGTCTAAAATTGTCAATCAGATTGCGTCAGACAACCAAGCTGCGGCGGAAGAGGCCATGGGTCGTACGCTTCCAGACATAGATGTGGGTACAATTAACCAACTTCAGCAGCCATCGGGCATGGAAACGCTACCGAACGTGGATTTAACCCCTGCGATTGCACCTGAACCAGCGGCTCCATCGTTATCTGACGTGGATATTAGCCGTATTAACCAGCCTACGGACCTTCCTGCGGGTATTGGATCGTTGGATGCAGCGGTTGCGGCGGCACGGCAAAACACCACTCCAGAGGGCATAATTGGCCTAGAAGTGGCCCAAACGGGTGCATTATCGGCTGAAACGGCGCGTAAAGTAGCGGAAGACAACAACCTGTCGATGCAGGATGTGGCGAACATTGCAGAGAATGCCATGGGTATTGAGCAATCTGAGGCCACTGGACCGAGCACCGAGGTTGATGTTGCGGCTACGGTTGATGTCGTTGACGCAACACCTGGTGCAAATCAGCTTGCCGCTGAAGAAGCGATGGGCCGAGGCGCAGCGGAGTTTGTATTTGACGGTGAGGTTCTCTCTCCAACGGATACTGAGGTATCAACGGAAGTTGAAACACCTGTCGAAGGCGATATTATTGAGGGCACGGTTGGTTCTCGAGACGTGGCTGCGGTGGTTGATGTTCCTGTGGATACTTCGACGACTACACCGTCCACAACGGACACAACGACAAGAGCACCTACCACTACAACACCTGAGACGATCAGGGCCGTTCGATCAACGGACACAGCCCCTCGTGATGAGGATGATGTTGTAGTCGAGGTGGACGAGCCGCCAGCGGACGAACCGAGTGGGCCAGGTGGACCTGCTCAAGAGGATGATGTTGTGGTCGAAGTTGGCGCACCAACGGGTGACGATGATGATGATGACGAAACCGCAGAGGAAGCACCGTTCGAATGTCCAGAAGGGTTCGAGGCTGTTCAGATCAACGGCGAGTGGCGTTGTCAGAAGATCGGGGACGACACACCGAAAGTTGGCAGAATGCGTCCAACGGGTGGGGCTTACTATCGTCCACGCACACCATCTCCAGCGGCGACGGCGAAGGCATATAGGTTTAGATAATGAACTTACAGGCACTTCCAGAGGAAGCATTAAAGGAGATCCTTGCGCTAACGGAAGCGAAGAAAAAGCTGGACCTCAGAGAGGAAGCCCAGAATTACTTCATGCCCTTTGCTCATCATGTGTATGAAAACTTCATTGAGGGTAGGCACCATAGAATTATCGCGGAGAAACTGGAGCGCGTAGCTCGAGGGGAACTCAAGCGGTTAATTATCAACATGCCGCCTCGTCATTCCAAGTCCGAGTTTGCATCATTCCTGATGCCAGCGTGGTTTTTGGGGCGCAATCCAAAGCTCAAGATTATTCAAGCTACACACAATACGGAGCTTGCGGTACGGTTTGGACGTAAGGTGCGGGATTTGATTGATGATCCTGCGTACAAGGAAGTGTTTCCTAATACGAATTTAAAGGAGGACAACAAGGGTGCGGGTAAATGGCAGACTGACCGAGGTGGTGAATATTTTGCAGCGGGTGTTGGAGCGGCTGTTACGGGGCGTGGTGCGGACTTGTTTATCATTGACGACCCTCATTCGGAACAGGATGCGTTAAGCGATACGGCGTTTGATCACGCGTATGAGTGGTACACATCAGGTCCTCGACAGCGTTTGCAGCCAGGTGGTGCGATTATTCTTGTTATGACCCGTTGGGGTAAAAAAGATTTGACGGGCCGTTTGATTGCGAGTCAAGGCGGGGATGTCATGGCAGATCAGTGGGAGGTCGTGGAGTTTCCTGCGATCATGCCTTCGGATAAACCGTTATGGCCTGAGTTTTGGGACAAGGACGCGCTTTTGTCTATCAAGGCGTCACTGCCTGTGGGCAAGTGGAACGCGCAGTGGCAGCAACAGCCCACCTCATCCGAGAGTGCAATCATCAAACGGGACTGGTGGCAAGCGTGGGAAGAGGACAAGATCCCTCCAGTTAAGTACATTCTTCAAGCATACGACACGGCCTTTTCTAAAAAGGAAACGGCGGACTATTCAGCTATCACAACGTGGGGCATCTTCGAGCCAGAAGAGGGCGGCGCGGACAACATTATCTTGATGGACGCTCGACGAGGGCGTTGGAACTTTCCCGAACTCAAGGAGATAGCGTATGAAGAACACGAATACTGGGAGCCAGACATGGTGTTGGTCGAAGCGAAAGCGACGGGTACACCACTCATTGACGAGTTGCGGCTGCGCGGTATTCCTGCATTGGGCTTTTCGCCAGGTAAAGGACGGGATAAGATAACGAGGATGCACATGGTAGCACCGCTATTTGAGGCGGAGGTAGTGTGGGCACCAACGGACAAGAAATTCGCGGATGAAGTGATTGAAGAAGTTGTTTCATTTCCTAATGGTGACTATGACGATTTTTGTGATAGTATGACTTTAGCATTGATGCGTTTTCGCCAAGGAGGCTTTATAGCTTTGGAAAACGAGAACGTCGGGGACGATTTTGTTCCCACTAGACGGGAGTATTACTGATGGCTATTCCACCCCGCCCGATGGGCACGTTAGTAGACGGGGGACAAATGCAAGGCGGGATGGATGAAAATCTTCCTAGCGTTGATGTATCGATTCCACAAGTTGAAGACTTTGCGGGGGGAGCGGAAGTTATCCCTCAAGAGGACGGCACGGCTGTAGTACAGGCTTTGGCGGACATGATCCAACAAGCAGAGGCGGAAGCTCCGATGGAGCACAACGCAAACTTGGCTGAGTTTCTGGACGAAGGGTATCTTGGTGAGTTGTCGAGCGAGTTACGAGCGGCATACGAAGAAGACCAAGAGTCGCGTTCCGAGTGGGAAGAGGGTTACACCAAGGGGCTAGACCAGCTTGGGATTAAATATGAGGACCGTACAGAGCCGTTTCAGGGTGCCAGTGGGGTAACACACCCTCTGATAGCTGAAAGCGTCACACAGTTCCAAGCGCAAGCGTATAAGGAACTTTTGCCAGCGGGAGGTCCAGTACAAACACAGATCCTTGGATTGCAGGATCAAGCGCGGGAGGCTCAAGCCCAGCGCGTAAAGAATTTTATGAACTACCAAATCATGGAAGTGATGGAAGAGTTCGATCCAGATATGGATCAGTTGCTGTTCTATTTACCCCTATCAGGTTCTACATTTAAGAAAGTTTACTATGACGAGGCTAAACAGCGGCCTGTGTCTAAGTTTGTTCCTGCTCAAGACTTGGTTGTTCCATATCACTCTAGTGATTTGCAGACAGCAACTCGGGTTACGCATGTTCTGCGGATGGATTACAATCAGGTTCGCAAAATGCAGGTCGCGGGTTTTTACCGTGACGTGGAGTTGCTTACGAGTGATCAGGGTCCAGACGAGGTTCGTCAGAAGGTTGATGAGTTACAAGGCACGAGCAAGACGTATGCGGATGACGTATATACGATCTTGGAAATGCATGTGGACTTGGACATCGAGGGTTTCGAGGACATGTCTCCTGACGGAGAGCCTACGGGTATTCAGCTTCCGTATATCGTAACGATTGACGAGGCATCGGGAGAGATCCTTGGTATTCGTCGAAACTTTGAGGAAGGCAGCGAACTAGCTAAGAAGCAGCAATACTTTGTGCATTACAGGTTTATGCCTGGTCTTGGTTTTTATGGTTTCGGTTTGATCCACATGATTGGTGGATTGGGTCGTGCGGCGACGAGCATTCTGCGTCAGTTGATCGATGCGGGTACGTTGGCGAACTTGCCAGCGGGTTTCAAGGCGCGTGGTGTTCGGGTACGGAATGACGACGAGCCGTTGCAGCCAGGTGAGTGGAGAGACATTGATGCACCTGGTGGAAACATCAGAGACTCGATCATACCGCTGCCATACAAGGAGCCGTCGGCTACACTAGCACAATTGCTTGGTGCGTTGATTGAGGGTGGTAGACGCTTTGTGTCATTGGCTGACCAGCAGGTTAGCAACATGAACCAAGAGACGCCTGTGGGTACAACCATGGCGATGTTGGAACGTGGCATGAAGGTGATGTCTGCTATTCACAAGCGGTTGCATTACGCACAGAAAACAGAGTTCCGTATTCTAGCTCGGATCATTGCTGAGAACCTACCGCCTGAGTATCCATATCAGGTTGCGGGTGCGGAGCAGACGATCAAGGCTGAAGACTTTGATGCGCGTGTGGATATCATTCCAGTTAGCGATCCAAACATATTCTCCATGGCACAAAGGGTGACGTTAGCTCAAACTCAGTTGCAGTTAGCACAGTCCAATCCCCAGATGCACAACTTGCATGCGGCGTATCGACGGATGTATCAGGCCCTTGAGGTTCAGAACATTGACGAGATTCTCCCACCGCCGCCAGAGCCACAGCCAACAGATCCTGCCTTGGAGAATGCCAAAGGTTTGATGGGATCATTGTTGCAAGCGTTCCCTGATCAGGACCATGACGCGCATATTAAAATCCACGTCATGTTTATGAAGACGCCGTTGGTCATGACTTCGCCGCAGGTTATGGGTACGTTTTATGCTCACTTGCAGGAGCACATTGCTATGAAGGCACGTCAGTTGGTTATGGCTGAGATCCAAGGTTTGATCAGTCAGGTGCAGTTAAACGCTCAGATGGGCGCGGTAGATCCGCAAGCAGCGCAGCAAAAGATCATGGAAGTGCAACAAGAGATGCAGAACCCTGCCGAGGTAGAGAAGTTAGTTGCCTTGCAGGAAATGCAAATCATGCAGCAAACACTGGCGGAGATTACACCACAAGGACAGGATCCTATGTCTGATCCTCTTGTGCAAATCCGTATGCAGGAGCTTGCGCTCAAGCAGCAATCAGAGCAGCGTAAGTCTCAGATGGACGAGGCAGACGTTATGATGAACGCAGCGAAAATGCAGCAGCAAGCGGCGACGGATGCAGCGCGGATTGAAAGTCAGGAAGAAATCGCTGGGAATAGAAACGAAGTAAACCGTGAGCGCATTGATGTGCAACGGGAGGCTATGTTGAGGAGAAATTAATATGCAGATGGACTTAGTACAGCCAGAGTCTGCCATGAACGGTCCGTTTATGGGTAAATCCTTGCTTGGGGAGCTTATGCCGATTAGACAGCCAGACATGAATAACGGGTTTGACCTAATAGCAGAGCGACCAGGTTCTGGATATCTTCAACCTATTATTGGAGGCGGCGGTGGCGGCATAGGTCAGTATCTTCTACCGATGATTAGCCAGATCACCAATCACTACCAGCAAAACGAGGTGCAACCGTTTGTGCAAGAGGTGACAAGTCTAGCAAACGAACGGTTTCCTAATGCGTTTGGCGGTGGAGGCATGGGGGTAGGGGCGTTACTCCAGCAACAACGTCCTATGCCAACACAGGACATCTTCTCAGGTGTTTCGGGCGCGGCCCTTGGCTTGTTAGCTGCGAGGTAACGATGCCACTCAAGAAGGGGTCCTCTCAAACCACGGTTAGCTCCAACATTGGCAAGCTAAAAGACGAAGGCTATCCACAAAAGCAAGCGGTGGCTATTGCATTAAACAATGCAGGTAAAAAGAAATATGCATCTGGCGGCATGGTAAACAGCCGTTTCAGCAGGATTGCACGTCCTCAAAGGTTTTCTGGAGAGTTTTGATGTGTGTACTTGTGTTCGTTGCATACGGGCACATGTGGGTAAACGGATACGGTAGTTGGTTTTACAAAGCCTGTCAGTACGACTGCGGCTCGAACCGTTACGGATATTATGATAGAGTGTATCGCGTAGATCCAGATTATCGGTGTCCTGTGAGGTTTCGTAAAGATGATTGATCCTATTACAGCGGTTGGATTGGCGACTTCCGCATTCAACGCCATCAAGCAAGGCATAAGTGTCGGGCGTGATTTGCAAGATATGTCTGGTCAGCTTTCCCAGTGGGGTAAGGCGTTCAGCGATTTTTCCTATGCCGAGGACAAAGCTCAAAATCCTCCTTGGTATAAGTTTAAGGGTAGTGACGAAGAGACGGCGTTACAAATCTTTGCCCAGAAAAAGAAAATGGAGCAGATGCGTAACGACATTAAGTCGTTTATTAGCTGGAATTATGGGCCTTCTGCGTGGGAGGAGGTTCTGTCTATTGAGGCAAGAATGCGAAAACAGCGCAAAGAAGAGTTGTACCGCAAAGAAGAATTAAAACGTAAGATCATAGAATGGATTGTCGGCATACTAGCTGGAGCAATTGGTATTGCTGTCATGGGTTTCATACTTTGGATGATAGGTAAGGGCCAAGGTCGATGGTAAATGCGACTGGTGCAAGCAGGTAGGATGCGTTGGGTTGTGTATGATGATCAAGGAAAGATTGTGATTATAACACATCATCGCAGAATAGCCGAGTGGGTTATGGAAAGGGGTGGCTGTGGCTGATGGTCTGACAGGTGTAGGCAACATGCCGTTTAACGTGGGCAGTGACATACACGCCCAAACGAGGGCGCGTGAGCGCATAGAAACGCATTTGGTGGAGCAGAGGGTAGAAAAAGAACATAGGGCCAACCACAGCCACTTAGAGGCGCTTGCAAAGCAGAGATTTGATTTACAGGAAAGTTATGATAGGTTTGGTCGCAAGACTACAGCGGATAGACCGCAAGGAACGAAGTTAAACATAGAGGTGTAATATGACAAATACCTTTGAAAAAATACTGCAATATAAACTCATGCCACGTTTTATGATGATTGTCATGACGATCATGTACATAAAAGTCATAAACTGGGGGATGAGCTTGGATGACTTGTCTACGCAGCAATCGGCAATGATTTCAGTGGTCAGCGGGGCCATGACAGGAACGATAGCCGTTTGGTTAGGATCTGAGAAATGAGTATCTTCACCGCTGCACTAGGGCCGATAGCTAACCTTGCTGGATCATGGTTGCAGGGTAAGGCCGATAAGAACGCCGCTGAAGCGGAGTTAAAGCTTACTGAGGCGAAAGCGAAAGCTCAGATACTTTTGTCTGAAAAGACAAGCGTTGCCGACTGGGAACGCATTATGGCAGAGGGTTCTAAATCAAGCTGGAAAGACGAATGGTTCGTAATTGTCCTGTCTATTCCCCTTGTTTTGGCGTTTATTCCAGGTGCAGAAGGTTGGGTTGATCGTGGTTTTGCCCAACTCTCCAAAGCGCCCGACTGGTATTTTTACAGCCTTGGAATTGCAATTTCAGCCAGTTTTGGTGTGAGAGGGGCAACTGCCCTGTTTAAGAGGAAGTAACGGAAGATGAGCAAAGCAATGAAAGCCTTGCAGCAACGCTGTGGGGTGACCGCAGATGGAGCCTTTGGTCCCAATACTGCAAGGGCAATCGTCAAGCATTACGAGTTATCACCAGAACGCGGGGCGCATTTGCTGGGTCAATCGGCGCATGAGAGTGGTTACTTCAAGCAGACAGAGGAAAACCTAAACTATTCAGAAGACGCATTGAACCGTGTGTTTCGTCGTTACTTTGGAGAGGGAAAAGAGGATGCATCTAAGTATGCTCGAAACCCTCAGAAGATTGCTAACTATGTGTACATGGATGAGCATCGATCAAAAAAGGGTGCGCTCGGAAATATTGAGGAAAATGACGGCTGGGCGTTCCGAGGCCGAGGATTTTTACAATGCACTGGGCGTTCCAACTACCGAAAGTTTGCATCGGAAATGCGTTTGCCTGATGTTATGAAAGACCCTGATCTTGTAGCTACAGAGTATGCTTTTGAAAGCGCATACTGGTTTTTTAAGCGCAATGGACTTTTTAATATTGCAGACAAAGGCGTCAATGACGAGGTAATTACAGAGGTAACTCGCAGGGTAAACGGCGGGACTCACGGCTTAGATGACCGCTTAGAAAAAACCAAAAAGATATATGAATGGATTAGGAGAACGTAATGCCGACAATTATGATTAGCATTCTTCCAGATGGAATGCCTGTGGACAAGATGGAAGAAACAGAAGAAGGCAACAGTTGTCCGCTTCCAACGCAAGACCCTGAATTAAATGACATGAATCGAGAAGTAGCGATTGATGAATATAATTACGGTGCGGCTATTGGTGAGGAAGAGTGCGGCACTTGTAGTTCCTATAACCAAACGGAAGACATGTTGGAGTGCATCGGAGATAGCTCGGGTGAACTTGGCTATTGCCAACTGCTTAAATTTACATGTATGAAAGAGAATGTATGTGATGCATGGGCTGAAGGTGGTCCGCTTACATCCGATTTACAAGAGGAATATAAGGACAACCTATAATGGATGTTGTCGATTTGGCAAAACACCTGTATAAGAAAATTGAAGAGCGGCAAAAAGATATTGGAGCGGCTCTTTCTCACGGTTCTGTAAAAGACTGGGAGCAGTATAAAATGTCTGTAGGGGAGATACGGGGCCTCGCTTACGCTAGAGAAGAAATCAAGACCCTGCTGGAGAGAAACGTAGACGATGTCGAAGACTTTATATCTTCCTGACCATGTCGCGCAGAAAATGAACAAAGAGAAAGACGCTGCTAAAGCTGAAGTCTCTGGTGTTGCAGTTGACAGCGCATATGTAAATGCACAGGACCGCGTACTAGATCCATCCCTTTTAGAAAAACCGTTACTCGAACGATTGCCGCAACCAACTGGTTGGCGGCTTTTAGTTATGCCGTATCAAGGTAAGGCTAAAACTTCGAGTGGCCTATACATCCCTGACGAAGTTCGAGAACGAGAGTCGATTGCTACGGTAGTCGCGTACGTTCTGAAGTTAGGGCCGTTGGCATATAAGGATCCGAACAAGTTTGGACCCGACGAAGCACCTTGGTGTGAAGAAGGCCAATGGGTTTGCATAGGCAGGTACTCAGGTTCTCGTTTTAAAATCGACGGCGGTGAAGTCCGCATCATCAACGATGATGAGGTTATTGCTACGATTTTAGAGCCAGACGATGTAAAACAAGTATAGGGCAGGATTATGGCTGAAGAAAAGCAAGAGATTGAAGAACAAGAAGTTGTTCTAGAAGAACAGCAAGAGGAATCTAAGTCGGAAGAAAAGGCGCAAGTAGCCTCGGCTGAAGGCGAAGGTGAACTTGAAGAATACGGTGAGAAAGTACAAAAGCGTATTAAAAAACTCACTGAGCGTTATCGCAATGAACAACGAGACCGTGAAGAAGCGGTACGAATGGCGCAAAAGCTATTGGATGAAAACAATAAGCTGAAAGGCCGAGTTCAACAGTTAGACAGTGGGTACTTAAACGAGTACGGTAACCGACTGACAACGCAAGAAGATGCAGCAAAACGGGCGTATAAACAGGCATATGAGTCTGGAGATTCCGACGCAATGCTTGCTGCTCAAGAGCAAATTGCTCAGATTGCAATTGACAAACAACGGTATGGCGCGGCGAAAACTCGGGTTGAACAACAGCAAAGAATGCAGGTTCAACAGCAAGCGCAGCCGCAACAACAAGCCCCTGCTCAACAGGCTCAAACCCCTGTAAAGGTTGATCCAAAGGCAAAAACATGGGCAGAAAAGAATGAGTGGTTTGGGAATGATGAGATCATGACCACTGCGGCATTCACAATACATCGTAGACTTGTCGAAGAAGAGGGGTTTGACCCGAACACCGATGAGTATTATACTGAAATAGATGGTCGTATTCGTTCGGAGTTTCCGCACAAGTTTAATACGGCTAAGAAATCGGGTGGAAATCAGGTCGCTTCTGCTGGTAATTCCGCATCCCGCACTAACAAACAGGGGCGCAGGTCGGTCAAGTTATCGCACTCACAAGTAGCGATTGCGAAAAAACTGGGCGTACCTCTCGAAGAATACGCCAAGTATGTAAAGGATTGAGATCATGGCTGACACAAGAGCACCGCGCAAAAGCGCAACACGCGAAACTGAAACGCGCAGAAAACCATGGGCACCGCCCAGTCACTTAGCCGCACCTCCCGCACCTGAAGGGTTTGTGCATCGTTGGATTCGAGTCGCAATGCGCGGCGAAGAAGACAAGATGAACGTAAACTCCAAGTTGCGTGAAGGTTGGGAACCCGTCCGTAAAGACGAGTACCCAGACTACGAGGCTCCAACTATCGACGATGGTCGGTACGAGGGCGTCATCGGTCAAGGTGGTCTGATGTTGTGTCGCATTCCTGCCGAAACAGCCCAAGAAAGAAACGAGTATTACGGGGGCCGAACCCGCGAACAGATGGTAGCTGTAGATCAGGACCTTATGAAGGAACAACATCCTTCAATGCCGATTAATCAAACTCGGCAAAGTCGTGTAACCTTCGGTGGATCAAGACGAGACACCGAATAATTTAGAGGATTGCTACTATGGCAAACACTAACGGTGCATTCGGGCTTCGCCCGATTGGCGTAGTCGGTCAGGCTGCGAACACCACTGGTGCGACCGAGTATCGTATCGCCTCTGGAAACACTAACGCGATCTATCAAGGTTCTCCTGTTATCCCGCTTTCAACTGGCTTTATTGACATTGTTGGCGCGGCTGCTGGAGGCACTGTGGGTCTTTTAGGTGTGTTCTGGGGATGCGAATACGTTTCGTCCACTACTGGTGAAACTATTTTTTCCAATAACTGGCCTGGTTCTGGCGCGGATTCTAATCATCCTGTCAAAGCCTTCGTGTATGACAACCCAATGCAAACATTTGTTATATGTTCAGACGCTTCACTTACTAGCGAAGCAACTGCGCGTGGTCATGTGTTCGCAAACGCAAACTTTGCAACGGCTACTTCTGGTTCTTCTACCACAGGTATCTCATCTGCTAAGTTGGGTGTTAGCACAATCGCCGCCACTGCTGCGCTGCAACTGCGTATCATCGGAATCCAAGATGATCCAGAAAACAGCGATTTCACAGCGGCTGGTATCCCTGTAATCGTTCGATTGAATAACAGCTTCAACTCCGCCAATGGTGCGATTGTTGCTGGTACTCCATCGACTACTGGCGTATAAGGAGACTAACTTATGGCTATCTCTCGCGCACAACTAGCGAAAGAGTTGGAACCTGGTCTCAACGCCTTGTTCGGTATGGAGTACAGTAGGTACGAAGACCAACATGCAGAGATTTACACAACAGAATCTTCTGATCGAGCATTCGAAGAGGAAGTTATGTTGAGTGGTTTCGGCGCAGCACCAACCAAGTCGGAAGGTTCTGCAATCAACTACGACGACGCAAACGAAGCGTATACTGCTCGTTATAACCACGAGACTATCGCGTTGGCATTCTCGATCACAGAAGAGGCTATCGAAGATAACCTTTATGATCGTCTAGGCTCACGTTATACTCGTGCGTTGGCTCGGTCAATGGCTCACACAAAACAAGTTAAGGCCGCTGCGGTTCTTAACAACGCATTTACTGCTGGCGCATCTGCTGGTGGTGACGGTGTTGCGCTTTGTGCGACCAACCACCCACTTACATCAGGTGGGACATTTGCCAACGAACCAACAACTGCGGCTGACTTAAACGAGACTTCTTTGGAAGACGCGTTGATCAGCGTTGCAGGGTTTGTTGACGAGCGTGGTCTTAAAGTCGCGTTGCGCGGCACCAAGTTGATCATCCCACGTCAACTGCAATTCGTTGCAGAGCGTTTGATGGTATCAAACTTGCGTGTTGGCACAGCCGACAATGACACTAACGCTATCCGTTCAATGGGTATGTTGCCAAACGGTTACGCCGTTAACGACTTCCTAACGGACCCAGATGCGTTCTTCGTCATGACAGACGCGCCTCGTGGATTTATCCACTTCGAGCGTACGCCAATGACTACTGGCATGGAAGCAGACTTCGATACAGGTAACATGCGCTTCAAAGCGCGTGAGCGTTACTCGTTCGGTTTCTCAGACCCACGCGCAGTATTTGGTTCGCCAGGTGCATAAATCTGTGCTATAGTGTAGGGGGTACTTTCATTTACCTCCTCCCTGATAGACTGGGGCTACTTCGGTAGCCCCTTTCTTTTTATCTGAAACTTCTGTATGGTTAATTTATCCCTGACAGTTGCATTGGGCGACTGACACTAGCCAAGACAGGAGATCAACATGGCTAATTCAACTTTTTCAGGTCCTATTCGGGCAGGAAACATTAAAAACACAACAGGAACTACTGTTGGTTCGGACATTGCCAACGTAGGTTATGTTGTAATGATGCAGACGCACACCATGGATCTTTCTGGTGGCGCGATTGCAGCGGGTTCGACTGACATGGTCATCCCAGCAAACTCAAAAATTATTGATTGTATTGTTGATCTATCAACAGCGGCGAATACTACAACCAACATTAGCGTTGGTGACACCGTTGGTGGTGCAACTACAATCCTTAACACTTTGGCAACGGGCACGACTGCGGGTCTCAAGACTGTCACTACACAAGGTGGTGGGACAGGCGAGTGGGCTAACACAGGAACTGCGGACTTAAAACTGACGGTTACAAACAGCGCAGCAACTACTGCGGGAGTTGCCGTAATTACAATCTTGTATGCACAGGCATATAACACTGTAATTCGTCCGTAAGGAGATAACTCATGGCTGGTCCAGTAACAGCGTATAATTGGGTTCAAGGGACATCGGCGGCAGTCGTTGGCCCATCTCGGTCACGTTTACGGCAGGTTGTAATTTACGCGGCGGCTGCGGGTGCTTTTACGTTGAAAAACGGAAGTGCAAGCGGGGACACTTTGCTAACGCAAAAGTTTCCTACAGGTCATCATGTAATGAACATTCCTGATGATGGCATCATTGCAAGTAGCGGTGTTTATGTCTCAGCGTTTACAGGATCGGCGAACGAACTCACCATTATCTTGTCGTAGGTGGCGAGATGGTTGGTAGTGAGGTAACATCGTTTTACTCACAAACTTCGGCAGCGTTGGTAACTCGACGCTGTCGCCTACAAGGTGTGCTTTTGACATATGAGTCTGGAGCCACTGGTCATGTTATACTTTACGACAACGCATCAGAAGCGTCAGGAAAAGTATTACTTAGAGTCGATGAAACTTCTCAAGGTATGGAAGAGATATTTCTCCCTGGGGATGGTATGCTGGCTAAAAAAGGTGTGTACGCTTCGATTCCCGCCAACACCACCATATCAGTGATAGTGGAGTAGTTATGGCTAAAATCGACAAGTCCAAGATGAAATGCAACAAACCCAAGCGTCAGGTATCTGGCGGCAAGAAGTTTGTTGTAAAAGCCTGTGATAAAGGAAAAGAAAAGATT